CTATCTCCCTTCTTGGTCATCCCGTTGCGGGTGCGATGTCATTTGCTTCTGTTGAAGCGCAGAACCTTTCCTTTGTGCAACACAGTTTGCGCCCACTACTTGAGCGCCTAGAGCAGAGCCTTTCAAACTTACTTCCTGAGCCTGATGGATTTATCAAGTTCAACCTTGATGCACTCCTTCGAGGCACAACACTCGAACGCTATGATGCTTACACAAAGGGCCTTCGTGAAGGCTTCTTGTCTTTGAATGATGTGCGCGCAGTTGAAGACTTAGCGCCAATCGGTGAGTCAGGCGATCAGTTCCGCGTGCCATTGCAGAACATTGATGCCTCTGATGCTAAAGATGTCGGCCTAAATCTAAGAGCTGACATTGTCAGCAAACTTGTTCAAGTTGGCTTTGACCCTGAAGAAGTATTGAAAGCAGTTGAGATGGTTCCTATTTCACACACAGGCGTTCCAAGTTCTCAGCTACAACCTATCGCGCAGATTGACCCTAATGACCCTTCGGCTGCTTATGATGTTCGAGAGGCTCGCAATGGCGGAACTGTTGTCAATGTTCCTGACCCTGTTGTCAATGTCGCAGCTCCAAATGTCAACATCGAGCCTGCAATGGTTATGCTTGAATCACCTGAGATTCGCGTAGATGCACCAACTGTCAATGTTGCTTCACCAACAGTTGAGGTCACAAATCAAATTGACCGGCGCAAGGTTCGCAAGAAAGTTATCCGTGACTCAGAAGGTCGAATCTCTGAAGTCATTGAAGAGTTCATTGAGGGGGATGAATAATGGCGACAGGTCTTAGTTCTTATCTAGCAAACAAATTCCTTGATGCCGTGGCAAACGCTGTGTCCTTTTCAACTGCTAATGTTTATATCAAACTTCATACAGGCGAGCCAGGGGCGAATGGAACTGCCAATGCTGCGACTGAAACAACTCGTCAAGAAGCAACCTTTGCAAGTGCTTCGAGTGGATTGGTTGCATCTGATGCCGCCGTCACTTGGACAAACATTGCGGGTTCTCAAGATGCTACTCATTTTTCTGCTTGGGATAATGCTTCTGCTGGTAATTTCTTATTTAGTGGCACTGTCACTGGCAATGCTTATGTTGCAGGTGATACTTATACCATTCCAAGTGGCTCTCTAACTGCATCATTGACTTTGGCTTCCTAGTATGGCAGCTCAATTTGTTCTTGATACAGGTGTCCTAGACACAGACTTACTTGGGCCAATCATCATTGTTTCGGCTAGTGCCGACCTTGGTGGAATCTCCTCAAGCGGAAGTTCATTAGTCACGCACTTCGTGACTATGGGCGCAGAGCTTGGTGGCTTGGAAGCAAATGCAAACACTCAGCCTGAAACACCTGGCGAAGATACAGGCGGAACAAGTCACGGCTTTGTCCAACCTTATTTTCCACCAATTATCCCACCGCAAGAAATAAAAATCTCAACAATTTATGCAGGCGCAGTCGCAGGCTTAGGCGCAGTCAGTGCAAGCGCGATGTCTGAGATTTCGTTCTCCATAATGGAAGATGATGCAGAAGTTCTGCTTCTGATTTAGGAATCCAATGCCATATTTAATTTCTGACAAGCAAAGTGATTGCCAAGGTTTTGCAACTGTCAAGCAAGAATCAGATGGTTCTTACACAACTATCGGCTGCCACGACACCAAGCAAGATGCCATTGACCAAATGGTTGCCATCAGTATTTCTGAAGGCATTGAGCCAGGAGGCGAAGTTGCCAACAGAGCTTTGCCTGATAATTACAGGCCAGCTCTGTCAGAAGATGTGCCTGAAGGTCGTGCTTGTGGGAATTGTTATTTCTACAATGAAGAGAAACAAAATGAGGCAGGCACGAAGGCTTGGTGTGAGCTTTGGCTTGACTATGTTGATGGCGCTTACTACTGCAACAAATGGCAGGGAGAGATTGGCAGCAGACAGGTTGATTTGACTGTGCCTGCGTTCATTCGCGCTAATGCAGAACGCGGGCTGAAATATGTTCGTGAGGGTTTTGGGGGCGATGGTCTGACAGAGGGCGCAAAGCGTGAAGCACGCGAGATGGCAGCAGGTCGGATCACAGAGAATAAAGTTCGTAAGATGGCTCCTTGGTTCGCTCGCCATAAGGTTGACGGACAAGCGCCAAAGAACAAAGACTCATCTCACCCACAATATCCAGGCGCAGGCTTAGTCGCTTGGTTGATTTGGGGCGGTGACTCTAATTTTAGTGACAGAGCGCAAAATTGGGCGCAGCGAAAAATTGATGCCCTTAATGCAGAGGAAGATGCAAGGAGTAAAATGTCAAAGAAAATCGAACGCCGCACTTATGCCGTCAAGCATGTTGAGGCTAGGAACGACAGCGAAGGAATGAAACTTGCAGGCTATGCCGCAGTCTTCAACGATGCAAGCATTCCTCTTCCATTCAAGGAAACAATCGCGCCAGGTGCGTTTCGCAAGACTTTGAGCGAGACTCCTGATGTAAGAATGCTGGTCAATCACGAGGGTTTGCCTGTTGCTAGAACGAAGAATGGAACTCTCAAACTAGAAGAGGATGATAAAGGTCTGCGCTTTGAGGCAGAGCTTGCAGATACGCAAGAGGGTCGAGATGTTTATGAACTCGTTAGGCGCGGCGATGTAGATCAGATGTCCTTTGCCTTTCGCGTTATCAGGCAACGATGGAATGATGACAGAACCCGCAGAATTTTGACAGAAGTTTCTCTTGCAGATGGCGATGTCTCGGTTGTCACTTATCCTGCCTACCCAACAACGACAGTTGAAGCAAGAAAACATCTGCAAAAAGCAATAGAAGCAATCAGAGAAGGTCGTGACATTGACGAGGCAACGATGACTGTCTTGCAGACCATATTCGACGATATGAGTGAGGGTCACGATCACATCATGCGCGCGCTAGGAGTGTTTGAAGCAATGCTTAATGACAGAAAATACGGAACAGGTTATGGCATGGATGAGGATGATGAAGACGACAAATCACGCGCCGTGGATCGAGTTGGCGACTTCGTTGAATGGGATGCCTCAGGCGGCAAAGCAAGGGGTCGCATTGTCCGAGTTGTCCGTGAGGGCAGTATCAATGTGCCAGACTCTAGCTTTACAATCACCGCAGAAGAGGGCGACCCTGCTGTTTTGATTCGCCTCTATCGCGCCCTTCGCGATGGCTATGTTGCCACCGACACCCTTGTCGGTCACAAAGCCTCAGAGCTTCGCGCAATCGACCCACTACCTGAGCCAAGCGAGGAATCTAACCGCAAGATTTCATTGCGCCTCGCCAAAGCCATAGTCGCAGCTAGAAAATAAGTTTCTGCTCAAAAGAGCAGATGGAAGTCGGAGCCAACCTCGCACCCCGTTTAGCGCCGCGAGCATCTTGGCCACCACCTCGAAAACCTAAATCATAAGGAGCAAAACTCAATGTCATATCTTGACAAAGTAGTCGAGCGCCGTGATGCAGTGAAGGCAGAGATGGATGCAGTTCTTGAGGCAGTAGCTTCAGACAATCGCACTGATCTCACCGCAGAGGAAACCGCTAAGGTTGATGCTCTAGTTGCTGAATCCCGCACACTCGATGACAAAATTGAAAAGCTCACTGCACAAGCAACAGCCGATGCAAAGGCTGCCGAAGCTCGTTCAGTAGTAGCAGAAATCGCAACACCAAAGGTCGGCGGTTTCAAAGTCACAAAAGAATCACGCACCTATTCACCTGAGTCAAATTCATCCTTCTTCAAAGATGCTTACAATGCGCAGTTCAAGTCAGACTACGCAGCTCAGGAAAGACTTGCACGCCATCAGCGCGAAGAAGAAATTGAGCGCCGCGATGTCGGAACTGCACAGTTTGAGGGCTTGGTAATTCCACAATATCTCACTCAGTTTGCGGCTGAATTGGCACGGGCCGGTCGCCCGTTCGCAGACTTTGCAACTGCAAAGCACACACTCCCACCAGCCGGAATGACCTTGAATATCTCAAGGATGACCACAGGATCAAGCACAGCCGTTCAGGTCACACAGAACGATGCAGTTAGCGAAACCGATGTCGATGACACACTATTGACAATCAATGTTCGCACCATTGCCGGTCAGCAAGACCTATCCCGTCAAGCAATTGAGCGCGGAACAGGTATTGACACATTTGTTGCTCAAGACCTAATTCGTTCTTGGCACACCACACTTGATTCACAGATTCTCAATGGCGCAGGTTCCGCAGGAACAATCCTCGGCCTTGCTGATTCAGGCGGAAACGCTGTGACCTTCACTTCAACTGCTCCAACAGTTGCATTGCTATATCCAAAGCTCGCTGATGCTATTCAGAAGATTCAGACAAATGCGTTTGTGAATCCAACTCACTTCGTGATGCACCCACGCCGTTTGGCTTTCTTGCTTGCAGCAGTTGACACATCAAATCGCCCACTCGTAGTTCCAGCCGCAGGCGGCCCAACCAACTCTGTTGGCACAGGCTCAGGCGCAGTTGCTTATGGCAACTCTGGTTATCAGATGATGGGCCTACCTATCATCACCGATGCCAATGTTGTGACAACTGATGGCGCATCAACAAATCAAGATGAAATCTATGTTGTGACTGCTAATGAGTGTCACCTTTGGGAGCAACCAGGTTCTCCATTCACCCTTCGCTACGATGCGACAGGTGCAGGAAACCTAACAATCAAGACTGTTGTTTATGGATATGCCGCGTTTAGCGCAGGTCGTTATCCACTAGCAAACTCCATCATTTCTGGAACAGGCTTGACAACTCCAAGCTTCTAGTCACTAGAAGAAAAATAAATTGTGTAAGAGCGTTCAAGGCCCCCCGACTTGGGCGCTCTTACACTTCTCAACGATTCGGGGGAATCAATGAAAACAGGTCACAAAGTTTCAATCGGGTCTTGCGACCCTGGAATGGTCAATGGCGGATTCGCCTTTCATCTCATTCAACTAGCATCAGCACGCACTGACAAACTTGGCCCCTTTGTTCGAATCAAAGGTTCAGGCTTACTTTCTAAACAACGCAATCGTGTTGTCAAGCACTTTTTAGACTCAACTGATTCAGATTGGCTTCTGATGATTGATTCAGATGAGCAGCTCGATGTTCTTACCTTTGATCGCTTATGCGACACCGCACACGATAAAGAGCGACCTGTTGTTGCAGGTCTAGTTTTCGCAGGCTTCGGCGTGGTAGGCAAGCCCTATCCAAAGCCTGTGCCGGCGATATTTCAAGATTCACCTGATGGATTTTTACCACTCTACAAATACGACAAGAACGCAGTTTTTGAAATTGATGCCGCAGGCACAGGTTGCTTGATGATTCACAGAAGCGTTCTTGAAGCAATACGCGAAGCAGCAGACCCGAATCAAGGCAAGGATTGGTGTTGGTTTTGGGATGGCCCTATCAAGGGAGAATGGATTGGAGAAGACTTGCTCTTCTGCCGGCGAATCAGATCGCTAGGTTTCCCAATCTATGTCAACACCGCAGCGATACTTCCGCATTCAAAGTCTTATTGGCTCAAGGAAGAACACCACAAATTATGGCAAGATTAAAACAAAAAGAAACGGCGCTGGCTCTGCCTAAGTTAGAACGAGCAATTCAAAAAACACCAAAGAAGAGGAAATCTAGTGGCAATCACCAACGGCTACGCGACTCTCGCGGAACTAAAGTCATCGCTGACGATAACTGACACAAGCGATGATTCTTTGCTTGAACTTGCAATAACTTCCACAAGCAGAATGATTGACGACTTCACAGGTCGCTTCTTCTATGCCAACGGAAGTGTTGCCTCACCGGTAATTCGCTATTACACGCCAAACGACCCTTGGAGCCTTGCGGTCGATGATTATGTTTCGATTAGCGCAATCGCAACTGACGATGGATTCAATCAAACTTGGTCAACTGTTTGGGCAACGACTGACTTTATGGAAGAGCCTGTGAATAATAGTTTGCGCGGTTGGCCTTACACAAGACTTCTTGCAATCGGCCGTTATGTTTGGCCTTACTACCTGCCTCAAGCCTGCAAGATAACAGGAGTGTGGGGATGGCCTGCTGTTCCCTCTGAAGTCAATCAAGCCTGCATTATTCAAAGCTCAAGAATCTTTGTGCGAAAACAATCGCCCTTTGGTATCGCAGGAACTCCTGAACTTGGAACTGTAAGACTTTCATCTCGACTTGATCCTGATGTGGAAGCCTTCCTGCGCCCGATGAAGAGAAACAATGGTTTGGCAGTATGAACCCAAGTCAAGTTCGTGATGGCTTAAAAACTAATCTGCAAACAATTTCAGGGCTGCGAGTCTATGACTTAATCCCTGACACAGTGACACCGCCTGCCGCAGTTGTAGGCCAACTAGATTTCACATTCGACATCGACAACGCGCGAGGCTTAGACCAAGCACAAGTTGATGTTCTTGTGATTGTGCAACGCTTTTCAGAACGCTCAGGACAAGACAAGTTGGATGCCTTTCTTGCAGGAAGTGGCAACGGCTCTATCAAGACCGCGCTAGAAAGTGATCGCACTTTGTCGGGAGCAGTGAACACTCTTCGTGTCACAGGAGCCGAAGCAGGCACCTATGACTCACAAGGAGTCCCATTTCTCTCATACCGATACAGACTCACGATTTGGGGATAGGAGAAAAAATGGCTTACAAGGTCATCTCAGGCCGCGAGGTCTGTGGGAAAAAACAAGGTGAGGTTCTTACCTCAAAAGAGCTAGAAGATGCAGGCGCAAACATTGATGTTCTCATTGCAAGTGGCCACATTCAAGCAAGTCAAACAACCATCAAACCAGCACTATCAGAAGGAGCCAAAAACTAATGGCACGCATCGTTCTAACAAATGCCCTAGTCACAGTCAACGCAGTTGACTTGTCTGATTTAGTGGCATCAATCACGCTCAACTCATCTGTTGACTCGGTCGAAACCACCGGATTTTCAAGCACAGGCACTCGCACAAGAGTTGGCGGTCTTACAGATAATTCAATCAGTCTTGAATTTCACCAAGACTATGCTTCAGGAGAAGTTGAAGCAACAATTTATCCGCTAATTGGAACAGTCACGGCTGTCACTGTCAAGCCTGTAAACAGTGCAACAAGTGCAAGCAATCCTCTTTATTCAATGAATTGTCTTGTTGCCGAGTGGACACCACTCAACGGAGCAGTTGGAGAACTTGCAACTGCATCTGTGACTTGGCCTGTTAGCGGAGCAATAACCAAGACAACATCGTAGAAATATGGCACGACTTGTTCTCACTAATGCCTTTGTGACTTTCGCATCGACCGACTTATCGGATCACATTGCGAGCGTGTCACTGAACACCACCTTTGACATCGTTGAAACAACGGCGTTTGGTGACACGGCAAAAAAGAGAGTGGCCGGACTTGCAGATAACTCTGTAAGTTTCGAGTTCCACCAGGACTACGCTTCAGGCTCGGTCGAAGCAACAATTTATCCGTTGCTCGGAACCGCAGTCGCTTGTGAGGTCAGACCTGTTAACACAACAGTTAGCGCAACAAATCCAAAATACAACTTCTCAGTTCTAATCGCCGAATGGACACCTCTCAATGGTGCTGTCGGAGAGTTAGCAACTGCGAGTGTGACTTGGCCT